ATCTCACAAGCATAGTATTTATCTATCTTGATGCCAGCTTTTTCCAAGGCTATGCGGCCACAAGACATGCCATCAAAGAGACTTAGTACATTCATTTCGTAGTCCTTCCTAATAACATATCAATAACCTTTCCCTGCTTACGTACAGTATCAGTAAGCTCCTTATTTTTATTAGTAAACTCCTTATTTTTGATGTACTCCAGTTGCAGTTGCTCTTGCAAGTGCCTTACATTTTGCCTTAAAAGGTCATCTGTTTTCATAGCTTGACTACCTCAAGTATAGTTTCCTCATTCTCTACTATTACTTCCTCAAGCAAGTATTGAATTTCTTTTACTTGATCTATACTTGCTTTATTCTTGCTTGTTACTTCTACTTCCTCAAGCAAGTATAGACTTGTTTTTACTTTATCTATAGTTGCTCTCATCTTGTTTATTACTTGCGGTCTTTTCCCTGTTATATATGCGTCATTGATAGGCTGATGGATCTTTACCATCTTATCGTATTCTTCCTTGGAATATTTCATTAGGCTATCCTTTTGATTGTTGCTTTGGGATATTGTTCTTGTAATTCCTGAACTGATTCATAAAGTTCTGTTACTTCTGGGAATGTTCTTTCTCCTAGCCCATCACAGACCGGACACTCATGTTCAAGGCTTGAGGATAGATCCAAGGTGATAGCATAAGAACCAGCACCATCACAGTCAGGGCAATCGGTAGTAACTTCATAACGTTTCTTTTTTTCTTCTTTCTTTATATCCCATTGCCATTCTGGGACTACTCCTAGATTATAATGTACCATAGTAACCTCCATAATAAAGAAATACGACACACATCATGGCAATAATAGTTATGCCAATTATTAATTTGAATACTTCTTTAAGCATCTTCCATCTCCTTTTCTGTTAAAGTTTCAGCTTCGAGTTCTGCTTTGTCCACATCCTTATGTAGTGCCAGCATTTTTTCTAAATTCTTTTCATAAAGAGTTTCATATAGAGCATCGTTGTTTTTATTACTCATGGTCTTTCTCCTATCTAATTGTAGCATACTTGTTAATGTTTTGGATAGGATATATTTTCAATATCCCTACTCCAACATGCCCTGCAAGGTCCACAAGAATTACCCCTAGTCCTTGCCTTACATTCAAATCCCAGCGGCTCATTATTCCTGTGAACAGTACTGGTATTTTGGAAAGCTTTGCTAGGCTTGCCGTCTATCATGGTAGCCGATACCCTGACTACCAGATTATCCGGTTCAGTATTATCCTTAAGATACTCAGCATAGATACTGTATTCCTTGGTTGGTAGCCAGTGTTTCACCAAGGGTGTTTGCCTAGCTACTTCTGCTATAGACAAGAGCATGGTCAGAGATTGCAAGTCTCCACTATCAAACCATCGATGCTCTTCTACGTTGGCCCTGAGTATCTGAAAGACCATCGCCTTGATCCACATTTGATGACCGACATTACCAAAACTGTCCCACTTCTGCCACTTAAACAAATTCTTTTTATATCCTTTGTCTACACTTGGCCGAAGTTTCTGGAGTCGGATCATGTTACACTGGTTACAGATAGAACCTTCTACCTTTGCAAGTTTTGATCCTGTTATACAAGCAAAGGCATCCACGGCATAGGTAGTTCCAGGCATTTTAGTATTGCCTAGACTTATCTTGCCGAACTCGACTGCTTCTTTAACTAACATTTATTTACTCCTCGTTGTGATAGAATTCCTTACGGATAATTCTGGTTCTATCTTGCCAGATACGTTTGATACCTGTCCTTATGATAGTCAAGGGTGTATCAATGAACCTGCCACTTGGCCCTTTTTTCCAGTTGTATCCCCAATCAAAGTATGGAGCAAACAGAACCGGAACGAGCCAGTTCATACCATCTCTATGATAGTATTCCCTACCCCATTGGTCATTGGATTTTCTGATATCGTAAGCCATTTACTTCCCTTCCATTTTGTAAATTTCTTTAAGCATATCGGTACGCTTAGCCAATATGTTAAGCTTGTGCTTCTTGGTTGTCAAGTTCTTCTTAAACTTTTCAAAGTCAAAGCTTACATTCTGTAATGCTTCCAGCATAGCCTCCTGAAATTGCTGTTTACCATGCGTAGATTTATCTAACGGCGGGTTCTTTCCAAGGTATTTTAATTGGGCCAATTGCCTGACCGTTTTAGATACATGGTCTAGGTGATCAAGTGTCAGATTTCCTTCCTTAAATTGTTTACTATCTGACTGTAGTCTACCGCTTTTCTTATTAAAGATAGACACTAGCACTCCATAACTAATGTAAGGATGTTCTTCCTTAACCTTATTGTATATCTTATAGGGTGTCCTACCCATTACAGCCCAGTAGTTAGCAAAGTCTCCATCGTTCCAGTTTCTCTGGTTGGTATTGATAGCTATCATGTTCTCGTACATATGAGACACTTGCATGATATAGTACGGGATACCAAGGGCTGTTGCTGCTAGATACCTATGGTGTCCTTCACGGATTTTACCATACCTATCCACAAGTATTGGTACATCTTTCAATGCCGAACCTTTATTCTTAAGGCTCTCGATAAGACCAGACAGGTGACCGCTCTTTACTATTCGTTGAGTTTTATGCGGCCTAAGTTCACGATAGAGTGGTGACTTGTTTGTTACTTCTAGTACTTGTCGTTCTACTTTTAGATTTTTAAACATAGTTTACTCCTAAAGGTTAGGGAAATTGTGTCAGCCTTTCCCTGATGGCTGTTCTATTCTTCCTATTTTGTTTACCAAGTCACAGATGCTGGTATCATCCATGCCCAGGCGTTGGGTTACACGTTCCATATCAACAGCAAACCAGAAGAGTCTGGTGCGTACCTTTTCACAGTGTTTTGTGAACTCTTCTTTAACTTCCTGTTGTTTATATGAAGGTTCACCAGCAAGAGTGCCACTCAGTTCCGCACCTTTAAAGATACCCTCCATCTGTTCAGGTGTAAGCTGCATTGTTACAGTTTTAACCATTAGAAACTATCCTCACATTATGTGGAAAATAATGTTGATCGGTTCTTTTATTCCTGCGAACTAACCCTTGACTGTACGCTTCAAACATCGCTTGGTCTTGGGTTGGATACCATTGAGATACAATGGTGTCTTTACTTAATACAGCATATGTTGTCATGTCTTTCTCCTTACTTGGTTACGGAACAGGATTGTTCCTTTTCAAAAAGTGCATCGATACACTTTTCAAACAAATCTGCCTGACCTTTTGGTAGTCTTACCATGAGGTCGAGACATCATAACAGGCTCACAGTATTCAACGCCGTCTACTGTGAACCTGAGAAATCCATCAAAATCCTTACACTTTGCAAGCTGTGTGCCTACGCTGCATCCGGCTTTATCAGGCCATTTAGGTGATGTGTGTGGATGTCCACCAAGTATTTCCCCTTGTTCATCTATACTCTTGGCAGAACTATGAACTGTTGACAATTTTTTAAGATCAGTTTTGATAGCTTCAGTAGCCCTAACACTTACAATATTGGTACTGAATGGAAGCTTACTTTTTCCGACAAAATTATCTATCTCTTTCTCAGCCTGTCTTTGTTTACCTTTCCATGTTTTACTTTCTTTTATTTGTTGTGCCTTACCTCTAACACTTACAACGTTGGTGCTTAGAGGCAGTATACTGACAGGTGATTGGCATGCACTTGTTTGTTTACTCATATCAAGTTATCCAATTGATCATACATGGCTTCCACCTGACGGTTTAACTCAAATACTTGTGTGTCTATTTCCATGATGATCAATTGTAAAATTAAAATATAATATCTTTCTGCTAGTGTCATTATAATTTCCTTCTCTTGTTTTGGTACAATTCAAAAGTGTATCGATGCACTTTTCAGATCAGTCATTTAAACCAGCCCACTATAAAGATAAAAATAAAGTTAGTCAATAGGTTGAGCCTTTTTTCCCTTTACTATCAGCAGGTTACAGGCAATTCGATGTTACCCTGGCTGTGGGTACATGTTCCATGCGTACACGTTACATGATGTATTTCCAGGCTGTGGTTACACGTTTCATGATGTGCAGCTAGGTTACATGTTCCATATATAAATCCGGTTAGACCGGAAATTAAACAAAAAAAAAGGGTCTAGAACAATGTGTCCTAGACCCTTAATATTATGAACCTTGATCGTTGAATTTATCAGTCAATTGCGTGTTTAATCTGTCATAATTGTAAAGGTAATTAATAACAGTATTAGACCAACCATCAACCTGCTTTTGTTCATCATCAGATAATTCTTTATCAGTCAAGCCATGTGTATCGTTGAAAGTATCAATGCAAGCACCGTATATTTCAACTGATGGATCACTAAGGCAACCAAGCTTTTCTTGGGATTGTGATTTACGGTCAAATCTTGCATCGAATACCTTATTCCAAGATGTGAGCTTCTTACTATCCCAAGCTTTAATGATATCATCGGCGGGCATTTTACTGAATGCCTTTTGAACCTGTTTATCATTAACATAACGTGAAAGCTTTTTAAACGTATCATCGGATATCGAGCCACCGTTGGCTTTATCCTCAAATTCACGCATTGTTTTGTTGAAAGCTTTTAAACCAATTTTTTGCATATTCCGCATTTGAATATGAAGTGCAACTCTTATTCGTTTTAAGCTTTGGATAACTTTACCATTGGCTTGGTTATCCTTGGTTAAACCGTTAGCCTGATCAACGTTAGCTGTTAATAAGGCGACTAAGAATGCAATTGTTACCTTGCCACTTGCTGGTTTGGTAACCTGCTTAGTTGCTGGCTTATTTGACGTTTTAGTAGCTGTTTTTGTAGTCATAACAATAATAATCCCCAAAGGAATTATAACAGCTATCAACATGCTATTTGAATAACAGCATATTCTAGCTGTTATCTGATTTTAAACTTGGCATCCTATTTCGGTCAGGGTGTTAGGATGTAACCCTTATCAACATTGTTATTAACCCTAGAACAATCTAGGTAACTGATCTGACAACCTGACCGATACAATAGCGAATGAATTAAGTATGTCAATAGACTGAGCTAAAGTGTATCGATGCACTTTCCGAATAGATTAAAAATTTGAAATAGGCCTAAGCAGCTTATTGTTTAAAAAGTGTATCGATGCACTTTCCGAATAGATCTAAAGTGTATCGATGCACTTTCCGAAATAGGTCTAAACTCTATTCTATATCCCCTTATTGGGTGACATATATAGGACATATCGACAAACATTCCCCTAAGTAATGACCAAGTAATGACTAAGTAATGACCAAGTATAGGCAAAAACCTGGAAATCTATACTGTATAGATCAAGTAAAGGTAACTATTAATGATGTATCCCCAAGTACTTAGCAAATGTTGCCGACCCCCCTAAAAAAAATGACCGTCCATGTGATATATATATATATGACCCCAGACAAGGGACTAAAATTCTAAGGGAATATCATCATTCGTATCATCTTAGGGCGTATATCCAGATATGTTATATATATATATATATAATATAATATATATAATATACTTCTTGTATATTTAGAATATATAGTGTATAATATATATAATGAATATACAAGAAAACTATCTAGACTCGTTTATTAACCTTAAAGGACTACTTTCTCAACAAGTCGAGAATCAATCCAATACAGACTTCCTGACATTTGTCAGATTAGTTGCTCCTTCACTTGTCCCTGGCTTCCAGATGGGCAATCATATAAAACTTATCTCTGATAAGCTCAAGGATATGGAAGAAGGAAAAATAAAAAGGTTGATGGTCTTCCTTCCACCCCGTTCCAGCAAGTCCGTGATCTGTTCTAAACTGTTCCCTGCCTGGTATATAGGGAGAAACCCTAGTCATGAGATCCTGACTGTCTCTCACAGTGACCAACTGTCCTCAGACTTCGGAAGATCAGTAAGGGACATTGTCAACACGGAAGAATTCCAGAAGATATTTAGAGGTGTCCACCTAAGAAGCGATGTAAGGGCTGCGGGAAAGTGGAAAACAAACCAGAACGGAACCTATTATGCTGCTGGAGTGCGGTCCCAAATAGCAGGTCGGGGAGCGCACATGGCTATACTTGATGATGTCATGTCTGAAGAGGACGCATTCTCTGATGCAGGGCGAAGATACATCAAGGAATGGTATCCAGCAGGTCTTAGGACACGTATCATGCCGAATGGGTCTATCCTGATTATCAATACAAGGTTCCATTATGATGATCTGTGCGGATGGCTCCTGAAGCAACAGGAGAATATGTCTGAATATGAGACAATACCTTGGGAAGTTATCAAAATCCCGGCATGGCTGGACGAAGAATCGGCAGAATTACTGGATCTTCCCGTTGGTGGCAGCTACTTCCCTGAATGGAAGACTAAAGAGGTTCTCCAAATGGACGAGAACGAGATAAAAGCCAGCAATGGGAGCAGATACTGGAATTCCCTGTACATGCAAGACCCTACACCGGAAGAAGGTGGACTAATCAAGAAGAGATGGCTGCAAAACTGGGAAGATCCCGAACCTCCCTCCTGTGATTTTGTCATACAGACCTTTGATACGGCTTTCTCTACCAAAACCACGGCGGATTTCAGTGTTATCCAGACATGGGGTATATTCTACCTGCATGATCAGGACGAGAAAGGACATGAAACCTATGCACCTAACCTAATCTTACTAGGTAACATAAAGGGACGCTTTGAATACCCTGAACTGAGGAGATTGTCGCAGAAACTCTATAATGAGCATCGACCTGATGTCTGCATGGTAGAGAAGAAAGCATCTGGACAGTCCCTGATACAGGATATGCGAAGAGCAGGGCTTCCGGTCATGGAATACAACCCCGACAGGGATAAGGTATCCAGAGTTTACGCAGCTTCGCCAATTATGGAAGCAGGTAGACTGTGGATACCCAAGAACAAGAAATGGGCGGATGACCTGATAGAAGAATTAATACGGTTTCCCAATGCTGCTCATGATGATCAGGTAGATGCCCTGACAATGGCGGTACACTACATGAAAGAGTCCTGGCACCTGACTCATCCTGACGATCCTGACTTTGAAGACGAACCTTCCGAACCAAAAAGTACCTACTGGACATTTTAATTTGGGAAATAGAAAATTGTATGGTATAATAGTGCAGGGATTAATAGAGGAATAGATGGCGAGAACTTTCAATAGAGCTTATGATCAGGCTGACCGGATCTTGAATGGATCTGGATTATCTTCTATTGTCTATCGACAAGGTGCAGGAAGAATAGTAACAGATACGTTGAAGAGAGTACCAACTTATGCTAAAAATTATATAAAAGGTGTAGCAAATAAAATCTTATATGAAACTACAGGAAAAACATTATCGGATATAACAAGAGAAGATATGACAAAGGCAGAAGTTGCTGCATTAGAAGACGCAATGGCAAAGGCTGTAGTATCAGGTAAAGGAGAATTTGGAACTTTAGATACAGACTTTGAAGGTTGGGTAGGTCTAGGAGAAAAAGGAAGTGTTAAAAGAGATGCTGAAGCAGTTGTAGGAGGAGCAACAGTATCTTGGAATCCTGAAACAGGACAATATGAATTTAAAGATCCGTATGATTTTCCCGTTATGGAAGCTCCCGGTAGTTTTAGAGAGGAAGTAAAGAGTATCAATGATTGGTTGGAGGAAAGAGGCAATACAAGAGATCAGATCGTTGACCCGACCAAAGGTTTAGTAGGAGCATTACTAGGAAATTTTTTTCCACAGAATAGGCTATTTGGAGCAGGTTTAAGTTTAGGATCTAAGATTGTTGGTGAAAGTAAAAATGAGAGATATTTTGATGAAACAGAGAGAAAACATAAGATTCGACATATTCCATATGCTGGGGCATTTAAGACTAGCATGGGAATTAGCCCACAAAAAGTTCAGGATATTTCAGAGGAACATGATTTTTTTGGAGTAAAAGATCAATCTCTTAAACGTACAGGAGAAGGATTTGGAGGAGGTGCAGAATTTGGTTTGGTTGGAGGAGAAGCTTCTGGAGGATACTCATATGATCCTAACACAGACACAACTTTTATAGATGAAGCACCTATAGATACAACAGCCGCATTTAAACATGGAGGACAAACAATGCCCGGAGGGTTATCAGGAATAAATAAATCTATTAATATAAACGGACAGCCTCACAGTCTTGCATGGATAAATCCGGGTGAAGCTTCTGCTCTGAAAGCTATGGGTGGTAGTGGTAGGAAGGTAGAAGGTATCCCTGCTTATGATATTAATGAAGAATTTGATTGGTCATCTTTAGATACTACTGCTGGTGTTGAGGACTATGGTATAAGTTCTGCTGATATGGCAGCAGTTTACGATGATATAGGAATTGATACTAGAGCTACTTTTGCTGCACCTACTTATGGAACAGGCACAGATCATGGTGGTACTGAAGATCAAAGGGATACTGGAGAAGTATCTTATTTTTATCCATCTACTACACAGTCTACTGATCAAAGAGGAGATCAAGATCAATCTGGTACTTCTACAAGTGCTGATACTACTTATGATAGTGATGTAAAGGATGATTACCAATCCAACGAAGAATATAGAAGACTTACAAAAGAGGACTTTATTCAAGGCAGACACTCTAATAAATTAAATCCTTATATAAATGCATTATATGCTTCAGGAATGATTACCGATCAGGTAGCAGACTATATAGCATCACTCTCAGGAAATACAATTTCTAGTATGATGGATGCGTATGATGAAGGATATAGTTTTGGTGGTCCTATGGGTACATTGCGAGGGTTAAGTAGAGATCAAGGAACAGACTATACAAAGAAATTAAAACTTAAAGATTTTGCAAAAGAACTTAAAGACTTAAAAGATAAAAACTTATCACAAGAGGATCTTGATAAACAAAAAGGAGAACTTTTTTCAAAATATCAAGATATAGCTAAAGAGTATGGTGCAAACATAACAGAAAACAAACGTTTTAAAGGTATGTATTCAGGTCTAGAAGAAGCCGCCAAGCGAGAAGGTTTTATGCCTAAAGCAATAGGGGCTGCGGCTAAGTATGGCCTGTTACCGGGATCGTTTGCAACAGCAGGTCTTGCAGGAATAGCTAATTTGTTAACTGAGCTATTTGGAGTCGTAGGAGAGTTTACAACTAAAGAGGGACAATCTTACCGTCTAATGGAGGACGGAACTTTAGTTGAACCAGATATGTATACTCCAAGTCAGTCTGATAATGATCCAATGGCAAGTATTCAAAAACCCAGACCAGTTCGACAAGCTTCTGTTTCTGAAGAGGTAGAGAAACCTTTAACAGGAATTGCAGCATTGCAGCAGGAACGTTCTGAAGTAGCCTCAATAGCAGAAAGACTTCAGCCCCAGTTTGATAATATAGCTTCTATATTTGGTAGAGAAAAAGCGGCTGAGATGCTTGGGCAGCCCGAAAATATTTTTGCATAGGATAAATAATGGCAACTGAAAAAAACCCATATGATCGGATACCGGAAGAAGTACCTAATGTAGTTCCAATGGCTCCGGTAGAAGAATCGGAACTTGATGCTACATTTGAAGTAGCGGATGATGGTGGAGTCATAGTAGACTTTGCCAGTGAAGATGTCATGATGAAACCTTCAGAAGATATAGCTGAATGGTATGAAGATTTATGTGATACACTGGAAGAAGAAGACCTTAGAGAAATCTCTTCAGATGTAATAGAGAATTATCAGGCAGATAAAGATTCCAGAGGTGAATGGGAGTCTATGTTTGAAAGAGGCTTTGACTTACTAGGACTTAAACTTGAGCCGGGGTCAGAACCTTTTGAAGGAGCCTGTACAGCCGTACATCCACTCCTGATTGAATCGGCAGTCAAGTTTCAATCCAAAGCTTCAGGAGAACTCTTCCCTAGCTCCGGTCCTGTCAAGGCTAACATACTAGGTAAGATAACTCCTGAGAAAGAAACACAGGCTAATCGTGTTCAGAACTTTATGAACTATCAGTTAACTGAACAGATGCCTGAATACTTTGATGAGTTTGAAAGGATGTTGTTCCATCTTCCCCTGATAGGGTCAGCATTTAAAAAGATATATTATAGTTCAACACTTAAACGGCCTGTCTCCGAATTTATCCCCATTGATCAGTTCTATATTTCTTACTATGCAACTGATCTGAGGAATGCAGACAGATATACTCATGTCATTTATAAGAGTCCTATAGAAATACAGAAAGATGTCTTGGCTGGTGTCTATAAAGAAGTAGATCTTCCTACTCCTAATCAAGCACCTTCTACATCTTTCACAGAAAGGATGGATACTATTCTTGGTATATCTCCTTCGGCAGATAAAGATCCTCAATATGTTTTACTGGAACAACACTGTTATCTTGATATAGAAGATAAAAAACAATCACTCCCTTATATCGTGACTGTAGAACAACAGTCCAGACAAGTACTCAGTATTCGTAGAAACTATGAACCAGACGATCCTAATATGGAAAAACGTAGTCACTTTGTACACTACAGATTTGTTCCGGGTTTTGGTTTTTATGGATTGGGCTTGATACATTTCCTTGGTAATCTTACTATGAGTGCAACTGCTGCAATGAGATCCCTAATAGATGCAGGTCAGTTTGCCAATCTCCAAGGTGGT